GGGTTCATCCGGAACTACAGAGACATTGTTAGTTGTAATAAATGTAATAATAGAGATGTAAATGGAACAAGAAACATCGCTATTAAACGTTTGAAAGTACTCTACTTGAGTACTTTCCCCGTGGAGCTACACACGGGTTAAAGGTAACTTACGAATTTAGACTGATGTTTATCTTTGTAGGTTGACTAACGTAGCGGATTACATATAGATGAAGAAACGCAAAAATGGTGGGATAAACAACCTGCTAATATAAGATACGAATCATTAGAACATCCAGACAGAATTACATTAGATGAAGCTTTGATAGAATTTAAAGATTGGTTTGGTAATAATTCAAACACGAATTCAAACACGTACATATGGGGAAATGGTTCAGGATTTGATTGTTCAATATTAGGAGAAGCATATAAAAGATGCAAAATGGATATACCATGGAAATTTTGGATGGAAAGGGACCTGAGAACTATTTTGGATATAGGAAATGTTACTAATCGTTCATTACCACAAAATAATATGCATCACGCACTATATGATGCATATCGTCAAGTTATAGGTTTGCAAAGAGCTATTAAAAATATTAAATAAAAATGAATTTAAATGTATATAAATTTAAATTTAAAAATGTCACATGACAAAAAACTTAGCAAAAAATCTTATGTAATACATAAGTGTATTCAATATTTGTTAGATAATAATAAATATGAAGAAAATATTTTTACTCCAGATTTTAATAAATTAACATCAAATGATTATTTAGATCAAGTAGTTAGACATGCTCATAAAATTCATTATAAAAAAATATGTTCTCATAATATTGAATTTGAAACTCCAGAAAAAAATTATTTTATAGATGATAGTTCAATACATTCTTCTAATGGATGGTTTGAATATGATTTGAAAGTTGTTTATAATGAACAAGGAGAAGAAATTACCGAACCTTGTTGTAACAAAAGATTTTTTACTGGAGTAAGTGATGATATATTAAAGTTTAATAATAGTGTAAATTTCAGTCTAAATACAAAAATATGTTTGTGTCAGGATAATATTGAATATGAAAATTAAGAAATTTACCAAGTAAAGTAACATATTTGAAAAATTAAACTTAAAAAGTTTAATTTTAATTATACAACAACACCAATGACTTTAACCATTCCTTCTGCCATTAATATACGAGAACCAGGTTTTAAATATTCTGAATGATGTATAAATCTAAAAGTAGCAGTTGCTTTATCTCCAGTCCTTAAAACAGTATCATCAATTGAATTTTGACGAGCGTTTATTTTGTTTGATATACTAATAATTTTAGCAGACTGTCTCATAGTATACGCGTGAATAATAGGTTCATACCCAATTCTAATTGTTGTACTATGAGATTTTAAAACAGTAATTTCAGCCTTAAATTCTCTTATAGCCAAAGGATCGTTTTGTAAAGAAAGTATTACGTTTCCTTTTTTAATGTTTTTTCTTTCTATTTTTTTTAATCCTAAGCATACATATGAACCATAATTAACACTTTCCATTGTAACTTTTTTACATTGAATACTACGAACATATACTTTTTCGTATTTATTATTGTTAGGTCCTAAAAGTAATGTATCTCCTACATTTATAGAACCAGAAACCAGATGACCTCCTACTACAGTTCCTACTCCAGGTACTGTAAATGTTGTATCAATATGATATTCAACGTGCTGACAAGTATTAATGTTTTTTGAATTTTTTCCTAAAATGTTTAAAAACATTTTTACATTATCTACTCCATTTCCTGTAACATTTGATACATAAAAAATTGGTACAATACTTTCGCTGTGAATATTTTTAGCACATATAATTATATCATCGCTTGTATTAACTTTATATGGAATTCGTCTTAATCCTGGCATTTTTAATAATTTATTAATTGATTGTATAGTTTCTTCTAAAATGTTTTTACGAGTATTACATATGTCTGTTTTAGTAATTACGATAGAAAAAGGTATTCCCATTGTAACACATAAAAAAATATGTTCTTGTGTCATTCTTGTAATACCCATATTTGCTCCTATCATTATAAAACACAAATCTGGGAATGAAGATGTTAAACCCAGTATAGTAGTTTTAATATACTTTTCATGACCGCACAAATCAAAAAAACTAATAATTTTAGAACTATCTTTTACAATATCAGGCCATCCTTTTTGATGTAAAGAACCATAATTAGTAACTCCTCCTTTCTCATCAAACCCTAATATATGATGAGCTATACTACTTGTTCTTCCTGATGATACTTCATGTTTAAAATTAAAAATTGAAAGTCTTGCTGAACCGCGCCCGTCGTCGTTTTTACCAGTTGTTAATACTCCAAGAAAAGAAGAATTATGAGATACTGTAAAATTATCACATATATATCTTTTATTTCCATCTAATTCAAATCCGTAATACTCTTGATCTGGAAGGATTTGTATATCTTTTATTTTAAAAGATAATACATTTTCATAGTCTTGGAAACCGCATTTATTTCTACTTAACATTACAGGAATTTCATTTAACTTATGTCCTTTTATATAAAATGCTATATATTTACTATTTGAATATTTAATCTGTTTTTTTGTTGATGAAAATCCTAAAGATCTTATAATTTCAATAAGATCATCGCATATACTTTCATTTTCTGAAAATATAAATTTATACTTATTGTTATAAAAATTACCACATGCATCAATTAATCCAGCAATAACTTTCATACGTACATCCCGTGAATTATATTTATAACAATCTGGAATTTTTTTAAAAGTTGATAAATGTTTATTATTACCTTGCCAAGAGGAGGTATCATTTTTATATGAAAAAAAATATGTATCTCTATCTTTGTGTTTATTTAACTTAATATCATACATAACTAAATTATTATTAAAAATGTTAACTATTTCTAGATCTGGAATAGTTATATAAGTTGATGTATTACCATTTCCTAACCAATATCCTAATATGTACGGATCAAATATAACCGGAACAGTATGATAAAAAATAGGAACTTTATACAATTTTAAAACTGATTGCATTTCACTGCTAAGACACATATATTGATTTAAATCTAATTCAATAATATCTCCATATTTTAAATTTTGTTTTAATGTTTGAAAAAATTCAGTTGCGCCAGATAACGCTTCTTTTTCATTAGTATACATTTTAACGTCATTTAAATAATTTGTATTATTTAATGCTGTATCAAAAGAAAAATAACTTGTTTTAAACATAGGTATTTTATTTTCATTACACACATATCTAACAAAATATGAATGTCCAATTTTAGATATACAAGTTTCATTGTTATATTGTAAACAAAGTATATGATTTTTATTTACGTCTAAATACTCGTCATTATCCAATATAATTCTATATAACTGTCCAAACCCTTTTGTAGTATTTAAAACTGTTCTAGGAAAACTATCATCTCCCATTAACAAATCAAATTTTTCAATATTTTGAATATTTTTAAGACGCCCCGAATACATTCTAATTTTTGTATTCTTACTCATACATTTTCCTGAATCAACATTTCCTGCTATTGCTACTTTAATATCAATATATTTTTTTTCATTCTTTTCTCTTACCAATAATTCATAAACTTTGTTTTTGTTATCAAGAATTTTTTCTGATATAATAGTAACTGTATAATCATTTTTACTAGCAGCTACACATAAATTATTGTAACTCTCTTTGAATTCTAATTCATTTACTCCAACTAAATTACCAACGTCAGTCACTCCAATTACATAAATAGATTCACCAAATCCTTCGTCTGTTCTAAACCTCATTTGAGTAGCTAATTCTTCAATTCTTTCGTCTGTCTTATCAATTACTTTTACTTTATATTCTATATTTCCTTTTTCTTTTTCAGGAGATATTTTTTCAACATTACACACACCTTTAATACTTGGCATTTATACTAAATGTTTTTACTTTAAATATTTTTATAAAAAGAGATGATTTCAAGTTGGTAATTAAAATCTTTATAAATATAAATGGAACTTCACACAAATTATTCTAAAAATAAAATAATAGATATTACTTCTCAAAATAAACAGGCTAGGTGGTATTTTTATTATATTAATAGTATTATCACATCTACTACATCAGAAGAAGATATTATTAGTTTAAGTACAGCAAAAAATATTTTACATTCAACAGAATTTATACATAAAGGGCTTACTACTTATATGAAAGAAATAAATGCTATTAGAATGGTTCAATTATGTATGAATCTTGCTGTAATTGCATGGCAATGGATTTTTGCTCCAACAAGTACATGGTTTTCATACTATATGACATCTCCATCAGGACTAAAAAAACTTTACCAATGTATATTTACAAACCCTCTTTATGGTATTTTATTCTACGGAACATTTTATTTAAAACTTATTAATGGTACATCTGATGAAAAAAAATTTGATTATATTGTAAAAAAACTTGGATTACCAACACATGCTGATATGGGTACTGACTCAGCTTTAACTAAAATAATAAATTATATACCAGAAACTATACTTGGATATAAAATATTAGGTTATAAACTACCTGTTAGATATTTATTGAAAATCATTGTTTCTGGTACGTTAACATTTGGTAGTAGCAGATTAATAGAGATAACTTTAATTGAATCTCTGCAACAATCAAACTTATCTCTACATTTATCTAATCCAGCTGTATATATTTCAGATAGAGATAGATTTGATTTTGATGATATTGATATACAAAATCAAATAAAATTTATTCAAGAAGAACATAGCAATATTAAAAAATATATAAAAAAAAATATTAATCCAAAAAATAAAAAACTAAAAAACCAAATGTTTATGGAAATAGCTCAAGTAAAAACTCCAGACGGTCATGTTATATGTTTGAATAAATGCAAAAATAGAGTTAAAACACATATGGGATGTTATTGTGAAGGAGATTGTGGACGTACAACATTTTTTGGTGGTAAAAAATGGTGCTGGGTTGATCCCGAAAAGTGTAAAAAAGGTAAGTACTTAGATACATACAAAGGATATGCATATGATGAATGTGATAATAAAAATGTATCTAAAACCAAAATATGTTTTACAGGTAAAAAATATAGCAATTGTGTTATTTAATAAAACTTATCATCCAATTTAATGTTTCAGGTGTAGGCTCATATATCCACACCCAAATAAGAATACTAATTGTTATAATATTCCATATTATAAAAAAATCAATAAAAATAATTTGCGGTGTTTTGTATTCTACTTGGTGCTTGTAAAATACAATGCACAAACAAATATTACTTATAATTATTAAAAAGATAAACATTTATCTTTTTAATAATTATTCAAACTTATTTTCAATTTAATTAATAAACTTAAAAAATGACAAGTTTACAGAAAAAAATTAGAACAGTATAATAGGTCGTGTAAATGAATTTGTAAATTATAAACGAGATTGAAAAATTTGTTGTTTAATATTTAACTTTTTCTAAGAACATCTCATTCTACGTTATCTGTTATCTCCGTATTAAATATTAGACTACAATATTAAAAGTATATAATTTTTTAAAATTATAAAATGGATACTAAAGTTGCATTTTATAATTAATTTTAAAAAAATTCAATAGATTTCTTTATCGCGTCAAAAAATAATTCTATCTTCTCATTTTCTGGTAAAACAAATCTTTCTCTATTTGCTTGTTCTCTATAGTCTTTAAGACGTGAAAAAACCATATTTTCTACTATATTCATTGTTTCTATATCTT